AAAAATTCATCAATTTGACTTGCGTCTGATACTAATGTTTCTGGAGTTTTAATGTACTCGACACTTTTTGCCATCGTTGAAATTGTAATATTGGATATTTTTATAAATGTTTCTGAAAGTAATTTAAGTTTTTTCTCTTCGGACATTTCCGCATCTTCTAAGACTGATGCTATTTTTTGCTCTTCGAATTGAACCAAACTACTTTCATTAATATCCTTGTAAGTTAGTGGTCTGATATGTATTTCTAAATCTCCTACGTTGATTGTACTATTGTATTCGCCAACATCCATTTGTTCAATAATGATTCTTAAATCAACGCCGTACTCTGCTTCCTCCTCGCATTTTGGGCATGTAGTTCCAATTTCCAATGTGTGTCCGTAACTTGCAATTCTAATCGCCGCTAATATAGTGTCTAAGTCAATACTAGGAATCACCCATGCATTTTTAATACTTGGCATACAACTTTGAATCACTTCGATAATTGATGTACCATTAAACAGCGCATCGGGTGTTCTGTATGTAATTTCATCTACTGCTGTCATTGGGTAAACAGGTAGTTCGTTGTTCTCTGTCATTTCCAATGTGCCTTCTGGATAAAACTTACCTTTACTTGGTAATGTGATGTAAATGCTTGGTCTTCTAAAATAGTTACTAAGTGGATTATCTGACATATTATTTCTGCTATAAATACAATAAAATTTACAATATTTATAGAGTATAAAAATATGTCAGATTATTCACAAGAGCAAATTGATGCGGCAATGAGAAAATACAGCACCTCGGCAGAAGGTGCTGCAAGAGTTTTGGATGCAGTATCTACTTCAGCACGTGGAGCAAGTGGTAGTTTACGTGGATTAGAAGGTGCGACTAGTACTGTTGCTAGTGCATTTAAAGGATTAGCATCGGGGTCATATGGTATAACGTCATTTGGGTCAACTCTATCGGGAATGACGCGAGCAATGTCTACTGCGGCAAAAGCAATACCTGTTGCTGGAAAAGTTGTATCGGTTGCAATTGATGCGTTAGGAAGTGCTACCGAAGTTGCTATAGCGCAAATGGACATTGCAATGGGTTCATACCAACAGTTAAGTCAATCTGGTTTCTCAGCATCAGATGGTATGGATGCAATGCGAGAAAACTTCGTTAAGGCAGGAATTCCATTAAAAATGTATTCTGGTATTCTAGCAAAGAATAGTAAATCATTTATTAATTTATCTGGTTCCGCAGACAAAGCCGCAGAGGATTTTTCAGCAACATTTGCTCATATGCGTGCTGGTGCTGACCAACAATTACGTAATATGGGTTTCAATTCGGAAGAGATTGGCGATACCCTTGCATTGTTTGTAGACAGACAAAGACGTTTGGGTACTATGCAAGGAATGGACCAATTCGCAGTGTCTGCAGGGGCGATAAAACTTGGTAAGGAATTAGAGGAAGTTGCCAAGTTAACCGGAGCATCTAGACAAGAGCAAAGAGAAGCACTAAAACAAGCAATGCTTAATGCTAGATATAACGCTTCGCAACGTAAACTTAGACGAAGTGGTAAAGAAGGGGTGATAGCCGCTGATAATATCCAAGAAATGGTATTAGCAACACAGAATTTACCTGGTCTATCCAAAGCAATTCAAGATGCATCTACTGGATTTATTAATTCACCTGAAGCAAGACAATGGGCAGTGTCTATTCCTGGGTTTATGAAAACAATGAATCAAGTTAGGGCAGGTACCCTTGATTGGGCATCTGCGATGGACGAAATTCAACAGGGTGGTAAGAAGTTCATTGGCGCAGTAGAAGATGTTGCAATTGGTATCGGTGATACTGGAATTTTAGCGCCAATGAATGAAATGGGTCAATTAGTCACCATGGCAAACGGTAGTATTATAACCGCCACTTTGAACAATAAAAAAACTGCTAACGACATTGCTGATATGCACTTAAAAGACGGTATAGATGGTAAAGGCAAAGATTCAATAACAGTTGAGTTAACTAAAGCGGCAAAGAATTTAGAACAAGCATCTGCAAATATATCAGGTGCATTATTAACATTTGAAACTGTTTCTGGAGCAATCGAATCATTTTCAGAGACTATAAAATATATAACTCAGGAAATTTACAATTCAACGTCGGGTATTAATAAAGTTGAGCGTGGGAAAATTGACGCACGAATAGACAAAGCAAATTTTTATATCCAACAAGCAGAGGGATTGGAAAGAAGATATAATTTAAAAGACACGATAGGGCTTGGTAGTGAAAAGGAAAAAACACAAGTTAAACTCGCTAATGAAATTGCACAAGCACAATTAGAAGAATTAAAAACTCTAAAAAATAGCGGTAAGTGGACGATTGGTAAAGTTATGGAGGAATTCAGAAGAAATCGTTTAGGTGTGATGGGAACAGGGGCAGGTGCATATGACAGAGAAGAGTTACGTGCCGATTTGCAATCTAAAACTGGAATTAACCCAACAACGCCATTAACCGACCACGAAGCAAAAATGCTACGAGCACAGTTACAACCAGTTAGTGAGTCTGATAAAAGTTTAGCATGGCATGAATCTAGCACAGGTTGGAATCCAGACAATTGGCAAATATTAAAAGATTTCTCTAAAATAATTGAGGGAATAAAAGTTGATTATGGCACTAAAGAAGGTGATATAGACACATCCAATCAACTAGACAATACAACCTCACTTGATAAAACTCAGAATGAAAAAATCACAAATGCAATGAGTTCACTTTCTAATTCCAATATAGAAACTAATAAAAAATTAGACAGTATCGTAACTGCACTAAATCAAGGTAACAAAAACACACAAGGTATTAAGCAACACATTATCGCATAATTCCACAACTTAATTAAACAGCATAAATACAGCAACATTAATTAAACAACGGATTCAAAATGAGTTGGAAAAAGTATTTCAAGGTTGCTGACACATCAGGACAGTTTAGTCCATTAAGTGGTGCATCATCAGCACCTCATGCAAGTAATTTCGCATTTAGAAATTATCAAAGTAAACTTCCGGAAGTTTATACAGGACATCCCAATCGTGTAGAACGTTACAACCAGTACGAAGCCATGGATATGGACAGTGAAGTAAATGCTTGTTTGGATATTATTTCTGAGTTCAGCACACAAGCAGATGATATATCGGCAAGTCCATTTGATATTAAATATCAAGATAAACCAACAGATAATGAAGTTAACATTATTAAAGAACAATTAGCACAATGGGTGAAACTTAATCGTTTCGATGAAAGGTTATTTAAAATGTTCCGTAATACTATTAAGTACGGTGACCAAATATTCATTAGAGACCCTGAAAACTTTAAACTTATGTGGGTTGAACCTACTAAAGTATCACGTGTAATCGTTAATGAAAGTGATGGTAAAGAACCAGAACAATATGTTATTCAAGATATTAATCCCAACTTCCAAAATTTAACAGTTGCTGCTAAAAATACAGATGACTTTGCAGTTAGTCCTGCTAGAGGTGGTTATACAGCACCAAATCAAGCACCAGTAAGTGGTGGTAATTTAGATAATAGTGGTAGTCGGTTTTCAAATTCAATGAAAGAATCTGTTATTGATGCCAAACATATAGTGCATTTAAGTTTAACTGAGGGTCTTGATGTTACTTGGCCGTTCGGTACCAGTATACTAGAGAACATTTACAAAGTGTATAAGCAGAAAGAAATGCTTGAGGATGCCATTCTAATTTATAGAATTCAACGAGCACCAGAAAGACGTGTGTTTTATATTGACGTTGGTAACATGCCAAGTCACATGGCAATGAGTTTTGTAGAACGTGTTAAAAATGAAATTCATCAAAGACGTATCCCCACACAAAGCGGTGGCGGTCAAAATATGCTCGATGCAACATATAACCCATTATCAACAAATGAAGATTTTTTCTTCCCACAAACAGCAGAAGGTCGTGGTTCTAAAGTAGATACATTACCTGGTGGAGAGAACTTAGGACAAATCGATGATTTGAGATACTTTAATAACAAATTAGCGCGTGGTTTACGTGTGCCAAGTAGTTACTTACCGAGTGGACCAGATGATAATCCATCTCCACTAACTGATGGTAGATTAGGCACTGCACTTATACAAGAATTTAGATTTAACCAATATTGTAAACGTATGCAGGCGTCTTTAGCACGAATACTTAATACAGAATTTAAACTTTACTTAGCATTCCGTGGATTTAATATTGACAGTAGTTTATTTGACGTTAGATTTAATGAGCCTCAAAATTTTGCTAGTTATAGACAAAGTGAGTTAGATGCTACTAGAGTTGGTACATTTAATAACCTAGAACAATACCCATATCTTAGTAAGAGGTTTTTGCTTGAACGTTACTTAGGATTATCCGAAGAGGAAATGGTTAGAAACGAGGAAATGTGGGAAGAAGAAAATGATAAAGCAAGTTCATCTAGTGCTGAAGGAGCAGATTTACGTGGCGTAGGAGTTATGCCTGGTGGTTTCGAAAGTGATATTGATACAATGGGAGACTTAGAAGGAATGGGAGATGAGTTCGGTGATGATGGGATGCCTATTGAAGGCGGAGTGGAATCAGAATTAAATCCAATGGCAGCAGAAGCACCACCAACACCTGGTGGAGATGTTGGTGGATTACCATAAATAAGTACATGATATTAAACGAAATATTCAATAAAGCAGTTCCTGGTTATCAAGACTTGGGAGATGACAATACACAAATCACAAAAGATGATTTGCGTAAAACACGCTTGACATTAAAACAAATTAATAAGTTACGTCAAATGAATGATATTCGCAATATAGAACATAGGGATAAGTTGGAAAGAATACAAAATATATATTCCTCACCATCCGAAGACGAAGGTATGGGATTTTAGTATTTATATTAATATTCCTTAAAATAACGTAAAAAACGTAAAAATTCTTAAAAAAGACACCTTTATGCTTTGATTTTTCACGTCTTAGGTAAATATACACACGAACATTTTAATTTTTGGAGTAACAATGAATAACAAATTTGAAAAACTAATTGAGTACGTTATTAATGACGAGGACCAAAAGGCATCAGACCTTTTCCATGAAATCGTTGTTGGTAAATCACGTGAAATTTATGAAAATCTGATGAACGATGATGAATTCGGTGGCGACGAAGTTGATGATTTTATTGACGATGTTGAAGCAGATGAAGAAGGTATTGATTTTGCAGATGATGCAGAAGATACAGAAATGGACTTTGATGATAGTGGTGATTTAGATGACCACGAAGAAGAACATGATGGTCTAGAAGACCGCGTTGTTGATTTGGAAGATAAATTAGATGAATTAATGGCTGAGTTCGACGAACTTATAGACGATGGTGCAGATGGTGCAGAAGATACAGAAATGGACTTTGATGAACTACCTGCTGAAGAAGAGTTATCTTTTGAGGAAAGCGTAGATACTGAATTGGAAGAGTTGGAAGAAGGCGCAGAATTAACAGCCGCTCCAAAACCAGTCACATCAGAAGAAGGTAGTGTTAATACAACAAGTGCTAACGCAAATGATGCAGGTAAGAAATCTAAAACAGATGCAAGACCTGTTCAAACTAGTACCGCAACTGAAAAAGGACGCCCTGCACCAAAAGCAAAAGACTTAGGTGTTGATGGTCCAGAAGGTGGCGCAAAATTAACCAAAGCACCCGCTCTTAAAAAAGGCGAGTAATTAAGTGTCTTTCTTACAAGAAAGTTTATCATTCGATGCGGCTCAAGTAATCCTTGAGCGTGGTGGGGAAGAAGGTAAAGAACTTTATATGAAAGGTCTTTGCATCCAAGGTGATGTAAAGAACGCTAATCAGCGTATCTACCCAGTTAATGAAATTACTAATGCAGTTAAGACATTAAAAGAACAAATCGGCGGTGGATATTCTGTATTGGGTGAATTAGACCACCCAGATGATTTAAAAATTAACCTAGACCGTGTGAGTCACATTATTACAGATGTATGGATGGAAGGCGCAAACGGTTTTGGGAAATTAAAAATATTACCAACACCTATGGGGACGTTAGTTGAGACCATGTTAGGTAGCGGTGTTAAATTAGGTGTCTCGAGCAGAGGTAGCGGAAACGTTAATGAAAGCAACGGACATGTAAGTGATTTTGAAATAGTAACAGTTGACGTAGTAGCACAACCAAGTGCCCCTGATGCGTATCCAACAGCCATTTATGAAGGATTGTTGAATATGGAAGGTGGACATAAGTTGCTCGAACTGGCGGCTGATGCTAGAGAAAGTATCACAGCACAGAGATTTTTAAGAAGTGGCATTTTGCAACTTATTAAAGACCTCAAAATATAGGAGATATTGATGCTAGATGCAATGAAACCCTTGCTTGACAGTGAACTTATCAACGAAGACACACGTATTGCAATCCAGGAAGAATGGGATGCAAAACTGACTGAGACTCGTGAAGAAGTACGCACTGAGTTGCGCGAAGAATTCGCCCAACGCTATGAGCATGATAAACAAACTATGGTAGAAGCACTAGACCGTATGGTATCCGAAAGTCTTGAAGCAGAGATTCAAGAAGTTGTATCTGAAAAAGAACAACTTACTGAAGACCGCGTTAAGTTTAACGCTAAGATGGCTGAAAATTCCAATAAATTTAATAAATTTATGGTTACTAAGTTAAGTGAAGAAATTAATGATTTAAGACAAGATAGACAAATTCAAACAAAAGGAATGCATAAGTTAGAAAATTTTGTAGTTAAGGCTCTTGCAAGAGAGATTAATGAATTTGCACAAGATAAGAAAGAAGTTATTGAAACTAAAGTCCACCTTGTAGCAGAAGCAAAAAGTAAAC